GTTTTTTAACTTTGTTACTTTGCTTGAAGTCCATGATTGCAGGTTTGCCCTTCCATAGTCCCAAACAATCTGTGGTGCCAGCATACAAGCCCGAATAGTAAACAGGGACTTCTGTTCCCCAAAACTCAGTGACGTTGGGCTGTAATCCTTGCACAATTACTTCTGCGGCCATAAACCAACTAGGGTGAGCAAACGGGTTATTAGGCAGATCTTTCATGTCTGCTTGCAAAACATAATGTTCCAAGTATGCATGCATACGTGTTCCGCGGTTTGCTGCCTCGGTAGTAATTTCCTGGGCACGTTTTTCGCCCACTGCCTTTTTCCAATTAGCAAGTGCTTCACGCTGTTCAGCAGGTTTTGTTTTGTCAAGGATCGTAGTAACTGACGGAACTTTGGATCCGTCGGGCAAACAGTAATGTCGTTTACCTTCGATGGTTTCTCTATTGAGAGGGGTGTAGTTGTATTTTTGAATTAGCATTAATCTAGTGAGTGTTCTTTAACGTATGTTAAGGGGTTTAGGTTTGCAAACAAACGTCGTTGAATGTCTGACATTTGTTCAAGTAATTCTCTCTGCTCTCGTATGAAGTCTGCGGTGTAGTCCATTGGAGTAGCAGGCGGAAGATCCACTTTGCTAGTAACTTCTGACCCATCGCGCTCTACCATGCGCAAGCCGTGTTTACGAGCTAGATGTTGGATCTTGGCGTTTTGTGTAATACAGTGCATAAACACTGAGTGTACTCCGCGGGTGGTTCCCCAGTCAATCATGAAGTTTATCAAATGATCGGCGACTCCCCGACCTTGTTGGTCGCTATCTACACTTACTGCCAGTTCCCAGTCTGTGCCTTCGCGAGCTAGGTGACCAAAGCCAACAATTTTACCACTCTTGATAGCAGTAAACAAGTGATGATCATCGGCGTTATAAAGAATACGCAAGATGAAACTATCAATGTTTTCGTCTTTGATATTATAGCAGAATCGAGTATACCTATCTGTTTCAGGTAGTCCTTTGAGATGATTAGCGTAGTCAGCTAATGTTGTAACGTCAGCGTGTTGTATTTTCATAGTGATCAGTTGTATACTGTATGCTTAAACTGCAAAGCTACTGCCGCAGCCGCAAGTGGTAGTAGCGTTGGGATTGTTGATTACAAAACTTGCACCCATTAGTTCATCTTTGTAATCAATGGTAGAGCCTTGCAGATATTGCATGCTCATTGAGTCGACTAATATGTTTGTTCCAGATTTTTCAATTAAGAAATCATCTTCGTTTTGCTCTTCGTCTAGGGTAAAACCATAACTGAATCCCGAGCACCCACCACCTTGAACAAAGGTACGAAGTTTGACGTTAGGGTTATTTTCCTCGGCTAATATTTCCGAGATTTTTGTCATTGCAGAATCGGTAATTTCAATCATGTTTTATCCTTGTACTAATACCCAACGATAACAATTGCAGTTAGCGTCTAGGATTTGTTCGTAGTGGTAGCCGTATGGCGGAGGAGGCAACGGTTGCGTTTGATACACAACTGGGGGAGGAGTTGTTGGACGTGTGACACCATACACAATCGCACCGCCGATTAAAGCAGGTGCAACCCAGCCCCAACCACGTGCGCTGCCGTGGCCGTGATGTGGGTAAGGACGGTGAGGTTGAGCATTGGCCGATAATGCCAAACCCGACAAGATGATTGAGATTAGATATTTCATGGCTTTTCCTACAGTAAAGTATACTATACTTAACGCCAATGGTCAACCTTACGTTGACCCGTTTTGATTATTTGTTCATGCCGCGACGCATGGCCGCTTTGGCGTTCTTGTCCACAATGTCTTGAGACTGATCAACACTCATTGCAGTGTCAACTTCGTCATTGCCTTTGTAGCGAATGACATCCGAATTAGGTTCAACTGGCTCAAGGATGTTTTTCAACGGTTCCTTAAGAACTAGTTCGGCTAAAATTTGATCGTTAATATTGACGCCCAAATTTTTAGCAGCATTGATTAATGCTGCCTTACTGATTTGTTTCTTGGCATTTCGATCTTCGGCACGGCCTGCTAGAAAATCAATAAGTGCAGCTAATTTTTGTGTATTAACTGCACCTTCCTGGAATTCACGGATTAGCATTATCTGCGTCCACGACCTAAATCAGCAGCAGCGCCTGCTGGAGCTTCTAGATCGTCGGCAGCTACTTCTGCACCTGCTTCTAGATCAGCTGCACCTGCTTCTAGGTCTGCACCAGCTGCACCTAAATCAGCAGCAGCGCCTAATTCGTTGCCTGCGCCTAGATCGGCACCCATTCCGGTGTCCATTGGGGCAGCGCCTTCGCCTGTAACTACACCAAGTGCAGCTTCCATTTGTTGCTTGCCAGCTTGTAGGTTTTGTACTAGCCCGCTTAAAGCAGCAGTAGCATCAGCGTTGAATTGAGTAGCTTGTTGTGCGCCAACTTCATTCTTGATTGAATCAACTAATGCAGGCAAGTCCTTGAACTGCAATGCAGTAATTTCTTCCAACATTTTTTGCATCTTGTCTACCATGTCTTGGGCAGCAAGAACTACTTGAGCTTGTTGAACTTCGCTAGCTTCACGAAGAGTTTCGCGCATACGTGCTGCAAGTCCTTGCTCCATTACAACCAACTTCAAGTAAGTTGGGTTCTGTTCACTGCGGTGAAAACTAGGGTGTGCGCGGTGTTCGCGAATTAAGTTACGAACACGGGTTAACATGTTACGAGCTTGAGGGTGAGTCAACTGGTCAAAGTTTGCACTTTGTCCAAAATAACTTTCAAACACTCGAGCGGTTTGTTTTGATTGTTGTGGCTGAGCCAAATCTTGCAGTTTCATTTTCGAATCCTTTTTGCTGTAGGTATTTAGCCCAATTTACACATTTATTGAGATGAAATTCTATCTCACGTTTTTGTAGAATCTTTGGCGCTAACTTGGTTTCTATACTTTCTTTTAAAATATAATCTTGTGTTTTGTTTGCTACTCCTGCTCGGACAAAAATGTCATTGCTGATGTTGGCCAACATGTTATCATACGTTAACAAATCTCTAGCTAAATTAAAGCGTTGAAATTTGTCAGCAACACACCAACTAATTGCGGTGCGTGTACTATTGAAAAATCCCTGACAATCTTCATTAATGTACACTGTATAACCTGGATGTTCAGGTACTATTGTGTACTTGTCGAATGCTTCGTATTCGCCGTCGGTATTTTGCCAAATAAGGACTGGCAATACGGTTTTAAATTCTTCACGGAGCAAACGCTCGAATTGTATATCTCTGTCCATTAGACGTGTACTTTAAGCAGGTACCCAATAATGCCAACTAAAAATACAATAATGCCAACACCCCAGTTAACAAGGCGGTCATTGTTTTTTTCTGCCATTTTGTCCACTGCTGATTTAACACCTACAACTGTATCAGCAACAGTATCGATTTTTTCGTCCATACTGCTTATTTTTTCTTCTAAAAAACGATAACGTTGAGCGCATAGGTCAACGTGTGCTTCTAAACTTTTCTTTTCGAGGGCGGTAGTGTCTGTCATGATTAATTATTTACCAAAATTATTTCAAACCAGATGTTCTGCTGGGAACCTGATGTAACCAATGCCGGAGTTAATACGTACTTGTCGTCAAGGCCGATAATCATTGGAACATCGTCGCAATCTTGTTTTAGTATACCAAAAGTATCATGGTCGAGTTGATAAATTTCGTCGACTTCAACATCAAATTCAAATTCCCACTTGTTGTGTTTAACAGGTGCAGTGACATTAAAAATCTGAGTGCGTAATTGTAGCACCTGTGTAATAGTTTCAAAGTTTCTTTGCTGGTTTCTTGATCTGTTCCAGTCAGTTATGTTAGTAATTGCACTGCCAACTCGATTGGTATAAGGAACCTGCGATGGTCTAAAATGACCTGTGGTGCCAGTTTCTGTAATGTCAAAGTGAGTGCAACAACGTATTTTCATGATATGGGTTATTTAACAGCCAATAAAAAACCCCGGATATTTCCGGGGTTAGTGATCAAATTAAATTTGATTAAGCAGATAGCTTGAAGCCGTTTGCTGTTGCGCTGTCTAGTTGGAAACCAGTAGCGGTGATGTTAGCAGCAGCCAAGAAAGCAGCAGCGTTAGCAAATGCGCCAGTTGGGTAAACAGCAATGCTCAATGCAGTGCCATCAACTTGGTACATAGCAACAGTGCTAGTTTGTTGGATCGCTTGAATAACGTTAGAAACGTATTCGTTAACTCCACCTTCGCCGTTGATGCTAGTGTTAGCAACTGCACGGAAAAAGTCTAGTTTTGGACCTGCTGGTTGGACTGGAGCACCAGCCAAAGATGTAGCTGGTGCTACTGGACCGTTTTGGGTGTCTAATGCAAATACTGGTTGTGCATCACCATTAACTCTTGTAAAATATGCCATTTTGTTTCTCCTAAATATATGAGTATAGCAACTCTACTTTTATTTAGTCTTTTGGCAAAAAATTAAGGTTTAGCCTGAGCTTTTCTGGCCGGATCAGCAAAGCCGCCAGCAGTTCTACTAACCACTTTAGCACGTCCTGCAGGTGTAGAGAACACCCATCCTTCTTGCCCGGGTTGTTGTAAATCTAGTTGGCGTTGTAGATCAATTTTAAGCTCGTGCAGCTTGTTCCAAATTGCAAACGCAACACTCATGCCTAACACATTAGAACGTGGGCTCTGCAAGTATTCTACAATGTTGTTGTATTTACGGGGAGTCACATTAGCCTGCAACCACGCACCAAAGTTTTCTGGTGTAGCAGTTGAATAATCAGTACCTTTGAGACTATGGATAAACTTTTCCATTAGTGCAGGCAAGTCAGTGATTTGTGCTGCTCTAAGTTCTGCAGGATTTAACAATCCTTGCAGGGCTTGTGCGTTAGGTCCACGGGCATAACTGCTCAACTCGCTCATGATGCTTCGGTTGATTTTTAAGTTTTGTAAATCTTTAACTGTTGCACCTGTAAGCATTAACCCAGGAACATTTTTTAATTTTGATTCAGGGTCGCCAATGAACTGTTCAGCAGCGTGTGGGTCTTCCATGTAGGTATGTACAGCAATACCAACTCGACTGTTAGCAATACGCTGACCCAGTGGACTAGACACAGGAATACGATACTGAATACCGCCATGCGTGTTGGGTTGGAATACCAAGTTGCCTGCTTCCTCTACGTATGGACGCTCAGGAAAATACAACAAGTCGCCCTTCATGTAGCCGCGAAAGTTCTTGGGAACAGCAGCTTCGAAGTAAGGCCAAATGTCTTGATAAATTTTACTCAATTGAGAACGATCTGATGCTTTGCCTTTTGCAGCAGCCGAAGCGTCACGTTGTTTCAAGATTTGATCCATCATTTGCGGACTGGTAGCAAGGCCATTATACCCAACTGCGGTTGCACCAGCTTTGTCGGTTAGTACAAAGTTGCCATTATCATCTCTGCCAAAAATAACAGCCGGTGATCCGTCCCATTTGATAGTTGCATATTGCTTGGTATCTTCGGCAGCATGCTTAATAATGTCTAGTGCTTCCCGAGCACCGTTGACGCCTTTTTGTAATACTAAATCTTCGATGTAAGGAATACGTGGATTCTTTGCTTCTGCAATATGTTGCTTCTCTTCGGCTTCAATTAGTGCATACATGCCCTGGTTAACAATACGGTCACGCAGGCGTCCCAGGAATCCAACATCACCTTCTTTGAGGTCTGGCTCGCTTAGGCCTTCTCGCTTTAGATATTCACGGAAGTCTGCTAGTTTGGCATCCTTTTGTTGATCATTAGCTAATGCAGCGTAAATGCTTTCAACATTCTTCAAGTTTTCTTTTGTAGCAGTTGGGCCCAACAATGCTTGTGCTACATAATCTGGATCCTGGCCGCCTGGTACCAGTTGATTGCTGGTGCGGCTAAGCATACCATTGGCGCCAACTTTGAGTCCCAGGCTCTTGGCAATACTCGACATTAATACGTTGCGGTTCATTCCCTTGTATGTGCTGCCTTCGGCGCCACCGTAAAAGAATGTGCCCCAATCCAGGTTAGGAAAGAACATAAAGTCAGTTTGTACAAAACCGTTGGCAGGATTGCCACCAATTGGAGTTTTTAAATGAACTTCGCCGCCTTTGCGCACAAAGTCTCTAGGATCAAGTCCTTGACTAGTAACAAACTCGGATAGATGTGCTGCTAGTGCTTCTTTCGAAACTTCAGAAATGTCTACTCCGAGATCCAGGTCCCCGGATGTAGCTTTGCGACCAGTTGACCCTAGCCAACGTTCTTGTGGGAATTCGATTCCAGTTACTTTTTCAATCCAGCGAACAGTTGCCGGAACATCTGCCTGATTGATACGCTGTGTCAAGGGCTGGCCCTGTGCGTCTTTGAATACGTTTCCACCTTCTAGTAATTTCATTATTGTCCTATCCGAAAGCCTGCCATTCTGGCAATAGCATTTAATAATCCGTTTCCGGTGTCGCGAATAACTGTGCTACCGTTGGCAGACTTTCGCATTGCAGCCCCCAGTGATTCTATCTGAGCTTTAGTAATTGCTGCGCCGCTTTGAGCTATTATTTCCTGATCGCTTTGATTCTCGGCACTGCTACCTTGGGCTAACAAAGGTGCTTTGCCAGATGTGGGACTCTGTTGTTTAGCTTGGCTGGTAGCAATAGCTATATTAAAAAACTGTTCTACCAAACCAGTGGTTGCAGTAGATTCTGGATTTGCTAAACTTTCAACAGATAGCTGTGTTAGTATCTGTTGGATTGTTTTAGATGCCCAAGGGTCTTGCATTACTACACCGAGATTGACACCAATTGCTTGTAATTTAGGAGACGCCCAATTTTGAAACTCTGTAGCAAATGCATTGAGTTTTTGATTTGCTTTTGACTGAACATCAGGGGGTGCAGCAACCCCCGATTGTGGCATTTCTAACCCCTGTTGTTTGTAAAATAGATTTAACAACTTCAGTTCATCGGGGTCTTTAATAGTTTTTGGATCAATTGGCGTTGCAGTCTCATTCATTTTAGTAGTCTTGATTTTGCCTGCAACTGCAACACCTTGTGTTTTCCATTGTGCTGCAAGATTTTTAACCATTTGCTGAACGGCTGGGTTTGTTTGTACTTGTGCTAGCTGTTGTTGCGGCGTTGTTTTCTCTTTTGCACTACCGCCGACTCGGTATCCTTTTTTTGCAAGATCGGCTGCACTACCTGCTGCTGATGCTGCGGCTGCGTTTTGTTTTGCGATACCAATTGATGCTGGGTCAGTTACTCCACGAGGGTCTTTGATCAGTTGTTTTCCAAGTTCTTTACCGACATTAAAAACACTGTTAGGACCAACTAGGTCAGCTTCATTAATCTTTGTGGGCTTTTTGTTTAGCTCATGAATTTGCATCGGTACGTCTCACT